TGAAGATTCATCGCCGTCGTGGGCAATGACCAATGATGATGAGGATGATGATAGTTTATCGTTCTTCAAGAAGTTGGCTGAAGACTAAGAGAAAGGGGAGCTTTTTAGCTCCCCTTTTTTTTGTTTAGAAACCAACGGGTAATCTCATTCCAGAGTATTTACCAAAGGTATCAATACTTCCCTCCTTATAGAAATGATAATTATTAACTACTCTTGTGTTATCAGTATTATTGGTTGTTGGGGCAACAATGGGTACGACAGGTGAAGTTTGAGATGAAGGGTTGCCAGAGTTAGCAAGAACATCGGCTTGTTTATTAATTTTACCCTGTATTTCAAAGTTTAGATTGTTTTTCTTTGACAGTCTGTCAAGAGTTTTAAACATTTGTTCCAAAGTTTGATTGGTATCTTGAACGCTCAATAATTCGCTAGCCAATGTGCTGCCCCGTGCTATACCACCCTTATCGGCACCGACTGCAAGAATTTGTTCTACAGCCTTAGATATTACTTCTTTCTGATCTTCCGGTGAGATTTTATTATCATTTAAATCTTTACGCAAATTATTTAAAAAGGTAAGTGTTTTGTCTTCTTTTTCTTTTATTTGGTCTGTCGTGCGGGCTTTATTGCCTACCAATAATTCCTGGACTTGCTTATTGAGCGCTTTTTTTATAGCGCGGAGTGCTTCAGCAGCGCCTTCTGCTACTGATCCGTCAGCATTGCGTAACGACTTCTCTTGCAGTTTAGCCAGCGAATTAGCCAAATTCTTTGTTGCTTCTTCAGCTAACGTATTTTGAGCAATTTTAATTTGCTCTTGTACGCTGGCTACATTACCTATAGTAGTGTCTTGCAATCTTTTCAAATCTCTTGCGAGTTCAGCAGTAAGTGTCTTTACTAATGGTTCATTACCACTTTCTATAGCTGCTTTAAGTGCGGCATTTTTATCACTTATATCTTTGACAGTGCTATCAATATTCATATCTCGCAATTTATCAGCCGCAACAGCCATACCAGCAATGGCTAATCCAACCGCCCCTGCTGGTCCAAATCGTAATAAAGTTGCCCCTAATCTTAATAGACCACCACCAGTTTTACCTGCGGCTTTGCCAACCATTGACCCAAGATTTTTTATAATATCTTTGGAACTTCCAGCAATTGCTGTAGCTTTAGTCGCTATATTTTTGCCAAAATTAGAAATAGCAGAGCTAAGCCGAGCTAGTGGACCTAACCTTTTAGGTCTATTAGGCGGGCCACCGCCGCCGCCAGCGTTTAGAGCGGCGTCTGCTGCTGTCGAAACCCCTTTAAAATTACGGAGATTCTTGTCAGAGTTTACTGCCCAACTTACAAGACTACTCAATCCACTAATAGTAGCTTTTGCAATCTTAAACGATGTAATAGGATTTAGTACTGCGAGAGCGCTGGTAATGCCTAAAATCCAAGCAGTTTCTGGACCAAAGTTATCATTGATAAATCCAAAAAGGTTTTTTAAATGTTTAATACCCGCTCCCAGTGTCGTCTTTGCATCTTTGTCTTGAAGTACACTAATAACATCTACAAGTGGAAGTATAAGATTACTTTTTATCCATTCTGGGAAAAGTAGAAAAGCAGCAGCCAATCCACCAAACAATAAACCAATCAAACCAGGACTCTTTTTAGGAATCATTTTCTTAATTGATTCTAATATTTTAGATATGGCTCCTTTATTATCATCTGTTTTGGTAGGTTTTGGTTTATCTGCTAATGCATCATTTCTTTGCTGACTAGCCAATGCTTCTTGTTGTTTTTCAAAATTAGATTTCATCATATCACTAAATTCTTTTTGAGTGCTACCTAAATTTTGAAGCGCACTGCCAAAGTTGTTGAAGAAACCCTTAAAGTCTGAACGAACACCTTTTATTTCACTAATAGCAGATTTCAGAGAGTTGGTGCCCGAATTACGAGTCAGCAGCCCCTCTTCTTTCATTCTTGTGATTACGTCATTTAATGTTGCTTCAGCCATTTTCTTCTATTTTCCTATTGACTTTTTCTTCAAACACTGTATAATAGCTTTATCGCTAATGATGTTTAAAGTAAGTTATTTCTTAACAGGTGTTGATGGTTTACTAGGTGGTTTACTACCCTTCTTATCACTGTATGCATTCGCACCAAAGTATGCAGCAACAAGAGCAGAAATTGCTACAAAGTATGTTGGTGCAATGTTACCAATAATCACTGCTGCTTTGTCTACACCAAATAACGAAGTGAAGAAGATACTAAACGGATACAGAAGCATTCCAAACAAAGCAAACCAAGTCATCTGCCTCATCGCATCTCTACGAGCATCAGCGTCTTCTAACTCTTTACGCTTGAACTCAAGGTACATATCCATCTCTTCTTGTGAGACATGACCGTCACCATTCGCATCAGCACCAGGCAAAGCAGATGCGTCAATGGTGACGGTGTTAGTTTCTTCTTCAGACACTTGACGTTATCCTTGTTGTTGTTTTGCATTTTGTTCTTCAATATGATCAATAAGCATTTCAACATATAAGTCACGTTCAAACGGTATTAAATTCTCAAGTTCAGTTATAGAATAGTTATGATGTTGTACTAGGGAAAAGATGACCTTATAATAATTAGAGATATTATTATGGACCATCATCAAGTAAAAAAACTTTGCATTCCTTCAATAACCTTTTCAACCTTCGTACCATCTTCCCTTGCATATTCAATAGTGTGTGTGAGTTTGGGAAGCGTATTCAAAAAGTTCTCAATATCACGCATGTTTTGAGAAGACAATGAATTAATAAATTCTTCTTGTTCTTTTCTCGTGTGGTCTTTCATCAACAGAACATCATCATCGCCAACCAGTACCTTATCGATGGTAGAGATAACCATTTCCATCATACCTTCATCATCTTGCTTATAAGAGGCAAGTTTCTGTACCATATTGTAGTTTGGGTCTTTCAATTGAATTGAAATGCTATCATTCAACTCAATAACATACTTATGGTCTTCGTTAAAAACTACTTCGATATCATCAATGTTAACAGGAACCGTATATACTTGTTCGTCTGCATCATCAGTTAGTGTTAATTCGATCACATTATTTACAGACCTAGCCCTCAAATTTACAAAGATATATTCAATGTCATATGTTGGTAGATCATCAATATCAATTTTTGTGTGTAAGCAGTTGTTGATGACCTGCTTGATTGAATCTAATGCTTCTTCTTCACCTTCTCCTTGTGCTGCCATCAGAAGAATTTTCTCTTCTCTCACTGTGAACGGTCTAAACTTAATGTTCTTTTTCCCGTTCGATGATGGTAGCTTTAGTGTAAAGATAGGTGTATCAATTTTAGGTAACGCCATAGTTTAAATCACTCCATTAAAATACTCCGAGTCCTCTTCCTAGAGTTCGGACTGTAGTTCCTTGATTAATCAAATCTTGTATATTTCGAGGTCGTTTAACTGTATTTATCACTCCAGCAATAGATGCTGCTTGTGCTATTCTTGTGAAGAGTCCTACTTGTGTTACTGGTTCGGTGAAGTCAGAAGTATTAACTGAACTTCTGAATACGATCACATCATCATATGTAAATTCAACAGGAATTTGAATCGTAGCATCATTTTGTTCCCAACCCATTTGAACTGCACCAATCTGTGTTGGGAATGCTCGTCTAAAGGTATAACTTATTTTTTCTTGTTTATTATTATCATACCCAATAATTTCCATATCGCCAAAACCATAGTCTTCTTTGTACGCAATTTCTCTGTATGCTCTATTATTCCATCTTTCACCACCACCTTGCACGATGAAGTTCAACCATCTTTGAAAGAAGTCCATTATCAAATAATTTGAATCTCCAAAAAATGTTGTTGTGAGCGAATCATTTGTGCGAGAGAGTGGCACCTTACTCACTTGACCATAAGCTAAAGGCTTGTAATCAAATGTGTTGATAGTCTTACCGGGCAAATTTGTAGTGCTACAGAAGAATGTTAACTCTTCCATCGTAGGAAAGGAATCACCATCGCCAGCAAACACTCTAGGGGGTGGTGTAATTTTCACAATAAACTTGTTTGATTGAGCAAGCCCACCAAACTTAGATTTTGATATTTGCGCTCTAAAATCTGCTACATTAAACGCCATTACTAGTTTCCTCTAATCATTTGTCTAGAGTCTGCATAAACTTGACCCTTTTTAATCCGTGATGTGTTCTCATAAAATCTCTCAAGTGGTAGAAATAACGCAATGTCCCATTCAGATGGGTTTATGTAGACCATTCTCGATTCAACTTTACTAATCAAATAGCGATGTATCGTAGGTTTGAATAGTTTAAACTTTGCTGCACCATTCAATACTTCATAGTTCAAACGCAATCTTGTACTCTCGTCGTATTTTCTATTTGATGATAGATCGTATAGATTGTCCATCAACTTTGCACGAAGAGGTAGCGGTAGATAGTGCATGTTGATACCAAGCCATCCTTTAGGAACTTTCTTAAAAGGAAACACGAGAGGAAATCTATCATAGTAAGGCAGTGTTTTCTTATACTTTGGATCGTATTGATACAGATACATATCGCCCACACGAATCTGTGAACGACCACGCTCTGGGTCAGACTTTACAAGTCTTGCTGGTTGAAGCGCACCTGTACGCCTAGCGGCATCACGATACCACTCTCGTGCGTTTTGAGTGCGAGCAGGGATTTGTCCCTTCTTCACACCTCTTAATAAGAGTTCGTCAAATACTGTCGCCAACTTCTTGCCTCTCCTTTTTCGGTCAGAACCATAAACGTCCAACCTCTATCATCACAATATTCTTGAGCAGCACGCCACTTAGATAAGTTCGTGCCCCATGTCTTCACTTCTTCGAGATACCTTTTTGTCACTTTAGACTTCTTCTGTGGTGGTACAGACTGATTCATTGGTTTAATCTCAACGAGTACCACGTCACTATTTAGTTTTTTTATCCAAAAATCAGGGAAATATCTGTGCTTTCTGCCGTCGATCAAACTACGATAAGGCACGATTATCTCTTCTGACGACCATTGAACGATACCAGTGTTCTCATCACATTTTCTCATAAACTTCAGTTCCCACAGACTTCTATAAATAATCTTAGTGTGGTCACCCTTATATTTATGAGGGTTTGAAGGTCTGAATCTTCCTTTGTATGCCATAATGTTTTCGTTATAAATAGATGTAAATAAGTATTTAT